TATCCCTCTTTTTTTGTGTATAATATATAATAATAGAAAAATAACTAACTAACTAATTAACGGAGATTTCTATGGCTTCAAATATTCGTAACGCATTTGTTACGGGTTCAGGTGCGTTATTAGACAGCCTGACAAGTGTAACAGTTGCAAACACACGTATTAAAAGTGTAACCTATTCAGGTGTAGGCACATTCACAATTACAGGTTCTGAAACAGATGCTAATGGCAATGTTAATGGAAGTAATATAAAGTTTGTAGGTACAACTAATGTAGATGCAGGTGATATATACATTCCTGACTTTGGCGTTAGAATGTATGGTCCTGTTAAAGTATCTGCTCCTACATCAGCAGCTACAGTAGCAGTTTATTATGGCTGATTATACATATCTTGTAGATGATATTATTCAGGCTGCAGAAAACGAAGGTACAGAGTTTGTAGACTATGTACCTAAAATGGTTAATCGTGCAGAAGAAAGACTAACTCGTGACCTTGATGATTACGGGCTAGTTACTTATACGTCTGTTGCTATACCTTCTGGCAACAATCAAGTTACTTTACCATCAGGTACACGAATACTTAAAAACTTTAATATAGTTGCAAACTCAACACGAATCAATTTGTTGCCAAGAACAGATGAATATATCCGTGATTACTGGCCTGTAAGTGCAAGCACAGGAACTCCAGAATATTATGCACGTAGAAATAATACAACGGTACTCATTGCACCTACTCCTGTTTCTACTTTCAATGGAGAAATTGTACACGTATCAAGGCCAACTACATTAGCATCAGCAACACCTAACAATTATTTTTCAGATTTTTGTTATGATGCTTTATTTAATGCCTCAATGGTAGAGGCAATGATTTTTCAAAAAGATTATAATGCATCTAATCTTTTTGAAGCACGATATAACCAAGCCTTAGAATCATTAAGAAATCAGGCAAGAAGAACAAGACGGGATGATATGCAAACACCAGCAAGCCCAGCAGGTGCAGATAATCCTGTAATATTAGGGAGTAACTAATGTTAAAAAAATATATGGCTGGCAAGATTATTAAAACTCTTGTAAAGAAAAAAGGTAGACCTAAAGTTGACAAGCGAAAAACAAAAGCTAAACGAAAGGCTCAATCAAAGGCACGTCAGACACAGTTCCAACAACGTGAGGCAGCGAAGGCAGAAGCGCAAGGAACAACAAAGACTAAACTTGCGGAGAAACGAAGTGTTGAGAGGAAAACAAAAACTATCCGTGGTAAGGATATAGATGCCAGTACAAAAAATGCAGCTATTCGATTAGTAGAAGATAATCCTAAACTTACTGCAGACCAAGCCATTAAAAAAGCTAAGTCTGAATCAGAAGCTCGTTTGCCAAAAATTAAATCTCGTGCTCGTAGTGAAACTGCAAAGCTTCGTGCAAAAGGTGCATTTAAAGATTTTACAGAAGACCAAATGAAAGAACGTAAAAATCTTATTGCAAGTGCATTACGTGAAATGGCATCAGAAGGTAAAGAACGTAAAGTTATTGCTGGACGTACTCTTTCTCTTACTCCTAAAGGTGAACAAATTATTAAACAAAAAGGTGGTATTGATAAAATTTTAGAAAAACCTAAAACATATCTTTATCAAACTATGAATGAATCACTTCCACCTAAAGGTGCTCTTTCTAAATTTGAAGGTGCAACAAAAGCAGAAACTCGTCAAAATATTAAATCAGCTTTTGAAGAAATGTCTAAACCACAAAAGCTTGAGTTTATACAAAAAAGATTTGCTCCTGATTATACACCTAAACAGATAGAAGATATTTTTTATCAAAGTAAATCTGCTGCTGATATTAGAGGTAAATCTAAAACAAAAATTGAAGGACTTCGTAATCGTTTAAAAGATAAAGGTCTTCTTCCTCCTTTAGGTGAAACACGTAAAGGTAAAGGTACAAAGCAAGGTCAAGCTTTAGTAAAAGAAATACGTAAGATTAAAAAAGAAGCACAAAATATTCGTGATAAAGATATTCCAAAAGTGCAAACACAAATTGATAGAGCACAAGATGCACTCAAAACTGCTAAGACAACAGAAGTTAAAAATAAACTTCGTGAAAATATTTCTAAACTAAAGAAAGAAAAAGAACGTCTTACAAATCTTGCAAACAATTATGAAAAAGGTAAAGTAACTAAAGCAAAGAAAACTCTTTCTAAGATGCCGCCACAAACTGGCTCTACTCAAAGTTTTTATACTACTACTAAAAAAGCTGGTGGTAAAGTAGGTATGTATAAGAAAGGTAAACAAATTAAATCTGGTCCTCGTGGATGCGGTGTAGCACTACGTGGATATGGTAAAGCAATGAAAGGAAAAAGATAATGGCTCTTCCACTATTTTTAATCGGGGGTGCTGTTGTTCGTGCAGTAGGCCCAAGGATTGTAAAAGAAATTATTAAACGAGGTGGTAAAAAAATTAGTCAACAAGCTGCTAATAAGATAACTCAAAATCCAGCAACTATTACTAATATAAATAAAATTCCTAAACCTAGTGGTAAAAGAATTAGTCCTAATCCTCAAATTCGTACTGCTGCAGGTATGAAACCTTTTAAACCATTACCTCGTGCAGCAGGTACTCGTAAAGCAGGGCCAAAAGCAGGTGAAGTTAAAGTTAAACCTTCTACTTCAGTAACTACACGTAAACCAAGTGCTGTTACTGCACCAAAGCCTAGCTCTGTAGCTATTCCTAGAAGCCGTCCTACAAGACCTTCTATGCGTAATATTACTCCTAGTGGTGGTCAACGTGCATTACCTAAACCTCCACCTTCACGTCCTATTCCTCAAGGACAACGTGTAGCTAATATAGGTAAAGCAGGTGTAGCAGGAGTTACAGCCGCAACAACAACAAAAGAAAAAGCTGGTAAACCATCAGTTTCAAAAGTAATGCCAACTGGTCCAATGTCTCGTCCAAAAAGAAATGCACCTAATATTGGTATGCCTAGACCAGACCCAAGAGGTGACCAAATTAAACCTACTCCGGGTGATAAAGTAGCAAAAAAAGTAGTTATGCCTAAGAAATTTGATGGTAGTTATAGTAAAAAAACACAACGTCTTGTTAATATTACTATTGATGGTAAGAAAGCTACTTATGAAATTCCAAAAGGAATGTCAACAAAAGAAGCAACAAGTCTTTTAAAAGGAACTGCTAAAAAGAAAGCAGGAGGTACACCGGGTAAGTATAAAGGATTTTCTAAATTGCCAGAAGCAGTACAAAAGAAAATGAGTCCTAGACTTGCTGCTAAATATGAAGCAGGTGGTTATCTTGATAGAATGGAAAAAAGATTATCAATGATGGAATCTGCACGTAATAAAAAAGAAAAGGATAAATATAAACCAATAAAAAGCAAAGGTAAAAAGCTTTCAACTAAAAAAATGAAAAATGGTAAGTTAGTAGGTAAACCAGTACCTATGCCTAAAGTACCACCAGCAAATCCTAAATTTAAAGGTAAGCCTAAACCTATGCCTAAAATGCCACGTCTTCATCCAGAGTTTACTGCTAAACCAACAATTAAAAAATATAAAAAAGTTTTACTTAAAGGTGGTGGCTCAGTAGGTAATGGTAAAGTTGCACGTCAGGTAAAAGGTTTTGGAGCAGCCCGTAAACCTAAAAAATAAAAGGAAAGGTAAGGCAAATGAAAAAACCTACTAAGTCTCGTAATCCTGTAGCTAAATCTTTAGCTAACAGATTATACCAACCAAAAATAGTAAAACCTAAAAAAGGTAAAGGCTCTTATACTAGAAAAAGTGTAAGAGCTTTATCTGCTGGTGGTAATCCTAAATCTAAAATTAACAAAGTTATAAAAGGTTTAAAGAAAGCTTCTAAGTCTCATGCAAGTCAAGCTAAGACATTAAGCACTATAGAATTAAAATCTGGTAAACGTCCTAAATCTAAATCTACAGTAAATAAAGCAGGTAACTATACTAAACCTACTATGCGTAAAAGATTGTTTGAAAGAATTAAAGCAGGTGGAAAGGGTGGTGCTCCGGGTCAGTGGAGTGCTCGAAAAGCTCAAATGCTGGCTTCTGCTTATAAGAAAGCTGGTGGTGGATATACTAGTTAATGGCTGCAAAACTTAATGAGAATACAGAAGTTGCATTACCACTTCGTAATATTATAAGTATGGTTGCTGCTGCGTCCTTGGCAACATGGGCATATTTTGGTATAATAGAACGACTTAACCAAATTGAAACTAATATTACAATGATGAAAGCAGACTTAGAACATAATACAGAATTTAGAATTAAATGGCCTCGTGGTGAAATGGGTAGTCTTCCTGCAGACTCTGAGCAGTTTATGTTAATAGAACATCTTGCTGACCAGCTAGATGAGCTAACCGCACAGATAGATGAGGGCAGAGCACCACATGACCAACAGCAAAAACTAACATTAGAGTTTTATGAAAAACGTATAGGTGCAATAGAAGCACGTCTTGAGAAAATGACAAATGGTCACTGAAACAATAACATTAATATTATATCTTTCAGGTAGTGTAGCAGAACATACACCCTTTGAACAAATTTCAAAGTGTTTAAAAGCAAAACGTACTATTGAAAGAAACCTATATAAAGATACAGGAACAGTTAGATATTCTTGTGAAAATAAAATAGTTGAAATAGATAAAGGCCCAGACGGTAAAAATTATATTGTTAAAATAGTGGAGTAGCAAATGTTAGCAGAAATAGCCGCAGCCAATGCAGCATTTGCAGTTATTAAAACCGCTATAAGAAATGGTAGAGAAATTGCTGATGTTGCATCTTCTGTAGGTAAGTATGTTAATGCTACAGAAGAGTTACGTAGAAAAGGTGAAAAGAAAAGACGTGCAGGTGGTGCAGACTTAGAAGAGTTTATGCATCTTGAAAAACTAAGACAACAAGAAGAAGAACTAAAACAAATTATGATATATTCAGGTAGACCCGGATTATGGCATGATTGGATTAAGTTTCAAGCAGAGGCAAGAAAGAAAAGAATGGCAGAAGCAGAAGCTAGAAGACGTAAAGCAAAGTTTATGGTAGAAGTAATAGGTATTTCTGTTTTGTGTATCTTAGGTTTATTTGGAATAGCTGCATTATTTTGGTGGGCTATTTTCTTAAAATCATTGTAAACATAAACATTTAATGATATAATAGGAACTATTATGGCACTAAAAAAATCACAAAGGAGCTTAAAGGCTTGGACAAAACAAAAATGGAGGACCAAGAGTGGTAAGCCCTCTACACAAGGTCCAAAGGCTACGGGTGAACGGTATCTCCCCAGCAAGGCAATCAAGGCGTTATCCGCAAAAGAATATGCTAAGACTACGGCAGCTAAAAGAAAAGGAAGAGCAAAGGGAAAGCAATTCGTTAAGCAGCCTAAAGCTATTGCAAAGAAAGTAAGGCGGCATAGAAAGGTAACATAATGACTAGTAAATATCCCGGAGTAAAAAGATTACCATCAGGAAGGATTGAATATCGTGGTACAACATTTGCAGGATTTAATAAACCTCGTAAGTCAACACGTCCAGAAAAGAAAGGGATGGTTCTTGCCAAAGAGGGAGATACAATTAAACTTATTCACTACGGACAAAAAGGATATGGTCATAACTATTCTTCTACGGCCCGTAAATCATTTAAGTCTCGTCATGCAAAGAATATTAAAAAGGGTAAATTATCTGCTGCTTACTGGGCTGATAAAGTTTTGTGGGCTGGTAAGAGTGGTAGCAAGAAAAGTCCACCGAAAACTCAAAAGCATAAGAAACTAGGAAGGAAAGCATAATGGCTAATAAAAAGAAATTACCAAAAGCACCACCAAAGTCACCAGTTAGGTCTATGGCTCAATTAAGTGATGCAGATTTTAAAAAGTTTAAAGATAGAGTATTAAAATTAACTAGAACAACAGGACCAATGAGAGTTGCTGGATTATTTAAAAATTTTAATTTATTTAGAGAAACTAAAGGTGCTAAAGGTATAGACCCTAATAAATATTATAGAGATGTAGAAATAGCAGAACAATTATTACCTATGATGGAAGCAGAAGTAAAGACAAGAAGAAAAGGGAAAAGAGCTATGAAGAAAAAAACTGTAGGTAAAAAAGCAGGACAACGTGTAGGCACAGCTAATTATCCGGGTAAGAAAAAAGTACAGCCTACTCCTGAAGAGCTTAAAGGCATGAAGAAAAAAACTGCTAAGAAAAAAAGTGGTGGTTCAGTTGGTACACATAATAGGCTTTATTAATGGCTATAAGTCGTTCATCCGTTGGGCAACAAATAATAAAGCCCGGAAAAAAGAAACAGGTCAAGAAAAAGAAAAACGCAAACGCCAAGCCAAAAATAAAAATAACAGAGTTATTGCAAAGACACCGTTCTGGCATGAAGATTGGGGCAACCAATTTAGCCCGATTGAAAGCAAGAGGCCTAGTAGCAAGAACTTCTGGAAAGTATAAAGGCAAGAAAAAAGATTTAGGTAATAGGGGTAAATCATAATGGCAACATCAGGTACATATGATTTCAACATGGATATAGACGAAGTTATCCAAGAAGCAATGGAAATGATTGGTGGTGAAGAAACTTTAGGACATGAGCCTAAGTCTGCCAGACGTTCTATTAATTTGCTTCTTCAAGATTGGCAGAACCGTGGTGTTATGCTTTGGACTGCAAATACTTCTACTGTAGACCTAACAACAAGTGTAACTACTTTTACACTTGCTTCTTCAACTATTGATGTACTTGAAGCTGTACATAATCGTGAAGATAGAGATATACAGCTTGAACGTATTTCTATGCAGGAATACCTTAAAATACCTAACAAGGGTCAAACAGGACGAACTACTCAGTATGCAGTAAGACATGAACGTGGTAATCCTGTTGTTAATCTTTGGCCTATTCCAGAAAATTCTACAGATAAAATTAAACTTGAACTTGTATCTTATATGGAAGATGTAAATAAATCTGCTATTCAAAATGCAGATATATCACGTAGGTTTCTTCCATGTCTAACTGCAGGTTTAGCATATCATATGTCAATGAAACGTCCCGGTGTAGAAGCAGGACGTATTAGTATGATTAAACAAGAATATGAAGAAAGATTACAACGTGCTATGGATGAAGATAGAGAACGAGTAAGTATTTTCTTAAAGCCAAGAGTTATGGTATAATGTCAACAGCAGGTATTAGAAATGTATATGGTGTCTGTGATACTTGTGGATTTAGATATAAGTTAAATCAGTTAAAGAAAAATAGTTTAGGCATGATGCAATGTCCTACAGATTACGATGGAAACTATGATTTAAAAACACATCCACAAAATAAATCACCTCGTATTGAAGAAAGATTTTTTATTCGTAATGCTAGACCTGAAGCTAATACAGATAGAAATGGTGAATGGCAGGATATTACAACAGAGTGGAACAATAACTTTAAGTATTGGAATTTGATATAATGAGTTTAACAGGAAAACAAATAGCAAATTCATATAAAGATTTGCTTCAACTTCAAAATGATAATGAAGGTGTATATAATGCAAGTACACCTATTACTGTAAGAGATGGTGATGGTTATGCAACACCTTTACAGCTTTCTCAAAATACTGTAAATATTAATGGTAACTTTGAATATAATGGAGTTCAGCTTACAACTAATGTTTCTGGTCTTAATGCTGCAGCAACAGGTAGTTCACTTGTAACTGGTATTGTTGCAGAAGATGGTAGTAGTAAATATGGTAGAACACTTACTGCTTCTACTGGAGTAACTATTACAAATGCAGATGGTGCTTCAGGTAATCCTACATTTGCATTAGCAGACACTTCTGTATCTGCTGCAGCATATGGTCCAATGAATACAATAACTGTTGATGCTCAAGGACGTATTACAGATGTTACAGCAGCAACAACTATTTCAGCAAATGCTTTTATAGGTGGTAAACTTTCAGGTTCTTCTCTTTATGTAGAAAATAATGTATCTGTTTCAGGAACTATGGCAATTGCTGGAGATACAAATATATCTGGTGCAGTTTCTATTGCAGGTAATACATCTATAGGGGGTAATCTTCAAGTAGGAGGTTCATTTGGTATAGGTGGTGCAACAAGTATTTCTGGTAAACTTGCAGTAGAAAATATTATAACAAGTGTTATAAGTGCAACATTTTTACATGGTGATGGTTCTAATATTACTGGTCTTGCAGGTGCAGGTACTATGACACAAATAGATGCTAATACAGGCATTTTTATGACAACAAATGGTACTACAACTACAAACATTACAGGTTCTGGTACTATTGGACTTAAAACTGACCAATCATTTGGTGTAGTTAGTGCAACATCTTTTGTTATAGGTGGAGACAATGTTGCAATGTCTGCTACTCTTGCAGCTTTATCTGCAACTATGGCTACATCTATTAGTAATAGCAATACAAATATAACAGCAAATACTAATGCAATAACATCTGTTAATACAGTAATTGCAGGAGTAAGTGCTCTTACTTCGGTTAATGCGGCTGCTGTTACTTCTATTAATACTGTAGTTGAAAACTTGTCTGCAACTATGGCTACATCTATTGGAAATAGAACAACAGCTATTACGTCTATTAATACCGTAGTAGAAAATTTATCAGCTACAATGGCTACATCTATTAATAATAGAACAACAGCTATTACATCTATAAATACAGTTATTACAAATTTATCTGCAACATTAGCTACATCAATTGCTAATGTAGATAATTCTACTGCAATTACTTCTATTAATACAGTTATAGAAAACTTGTCTGCAACATTAGCAACAAGTATAGGCAATAGTAATACAAACATTACAACTAATGCTAATGCAATAACCTCCATTAATACTGTAGTTGAAAATTTATCTGCAACTATGGCAACAAGTATTGGTAATAGAACTTCAGCTATTACATCTATTAATACTGTAATAACTAATTTGTCTGCAACAATGGCAACAAGTATTGGTAATCAATTACCACTAACAGGGGGTACATTAACAGGAACATTAAATGGTACTGCTGCAGCTTTTACTGGAGAAGTTTCTGCAACTAATTTAGTAGGTAGTAATGTTTCTGTAACTGGTAAAGTAGTTGCTACAAGTGTTTCTTCTGGTCATATTTTTGGTGATATATTTCAAGGTAAAATAAATTTTGCAAGTATTACAGATTCTTCTAAAACACCACCATTTTCTACAAATACAAATTTTGTATATACATTAAAAAATAATGTTGCTTTTAATAATCCAAGTGGTGAGCCTCATGGAGCATCAGGAATATTTGTATTAATACAAGATGGAACAGGAAACAGAACAGTATCTTGGGGAAGTAGTTATCGTCTTCCCGGTGGAACAGCTATTACATTATCTACAGATTCAAGTGCAGTAGATATAATTCCTTATTTTGTACAAGTAACAGGAACAGTTTTAATAGGTAATCCAACATTAAATATTAAAGTTTCTGCATAGGAGTAATTTATGAGTTTATTAGGTAGTCCTTTATTTTTTAGTTCTGGGGCAACAAGTGGTGATTTTTATTCATTTGAACCACAAGGAAGTTTGCGTTTTGAAGGTGGAAGAAGTTCCGTTTTATCTCGCACACCTTCTGTAACAGGTAATCAAAAAACATGGACTTGGAGTAGCTGGATAAAGCGTTCAGTTCTTGGAACTTCTCAAAGTTTTTATACCCTTTTTAGTGCTGGCCCTTATACTGGAAGTTCTGCACATTTTTCATTTTATTACTCAGGGTCAAGAATTGATACTCTTCAATTCTATCAATATACAGGTGGTTATGAAATTTTTTATGAAACAAATTCTGTTTTTAGAGATGCATCATCTTGGTATCATATTGTTTTAGCAGTAGATACAACTCAGGCAACAAGTACAGATAGAGTAAAAATATATCTAAATGGTACGCAACTAAGTTCGTTTTATGCTAGTACTACTCCAAATGAAAACCTTGATACATATTTAAATTTATCTGGAACAACACAGTATATTGGTAGTTCTTCACGAGCAAGCACAGATAATCTTGAAGGTTATTTGTCAGAAGTTTATTTTATTGATGGAACTGCATTAGACCCTACATCATTTGGAGAAACTAAATCTGGTGTATGGATGCCTAAAAATGCAAAGTCTAGTTTAACATTTGGTACAAATGGATTTTATCTTCCTTTTAATAGCACTGTAACTGCAACAGGGCAATCTACAGTTCTCTACACAGGTACAGGCGCAGGCCGTAGTGTGCAAGGATTTGGCTATAAACCTGACTTTGTATGGTATAAAAATAGAGATGCTACATATGTTCATGCAATAGAAGACAGGGTAAGGGGGCTGGGTAAATATTTAGTTCCTGATGATAGTCTAGTTGAAGGTGAAGCTGGTAATACTATTCAGGCATTTACTAACGATGGGTATTATTATGGACCAAACAGTGCAGGTAATCATAGTGGGAATGGTATTGTTGCATGGGCGTGGGACGCTGGTGCAGACCAAACTGCTACAGGCTATGGCTGTGTGACTTATACGGGTTCAAATACAATACGGCCTGTAACAGATATAGGTTTTTCCCCTGATTTAGTTTGGATTAAAGAAAGAACAGATAATAATACTAATCACAGATTATTTGATAGTGTTAGAGGTCCGGGTAAAAACCTAATATCCAACTCAAATTCTACTGAAGGAACAGATAGTAATACTCAAGTAAGTTTTATCAATGATGGATTTACATTAGGTAGCAATTCACAAGTTAATGAAAATGGAGATAATTTTGTAGCATGGTGTTGGGATGCAGGAGATAGTGCGCCAGCAAGTAATAGTAATGGTACAATTGCATCTACAGTAAAAGCATCTACAGCAAATGGTTTTAGTGTTGTTACTTATACTGGTAATGCTACTGCTGGTGCGACTGTAGGGCATGGCCTCAGTAGCACACCTGAAATGTATATAGTTAAATCAAGAAGTTTAACTACAGGATGGGTTGTTTATCATAAAGATGCAGCGTCTTCACCCGAAGATGGTTATCTGTCATTAAATGCAACTGATGATTTCTTTGATACAATAACATGGAATGATACTGCCCCTACATCTTCTGTGTTTAGTTTAGGACCATCTGGTTACTCTTCAAATAACTCTGGTGCAACTTATGTAGCATATTGTTGGCATAGTGTAGCGGGTTATTCAAAAATAGGTTCATACACAGGTAACGGTTCTGCAACAGGGCCTACAGTAACTTGTGGATTTAGACCTGCTTTTGTTATGATTAAACGTGCTGATAGTTCTGGTAATTGGTATATTTTTGATGTTAATCGTGACCCAGATAACAAAGGCCAAAGATATTTAAGACCAAATGTAAATAATCAAGAGGGCGGTTCAGGCACAGGTCAAGAATATATAGATTTCCAAAGTAATGGTTTTCAAATTATTGCCGACTCTTCTGCCTTTGGTGAAGGTAATACGTCAGGTGGTACTTATATTTACATGGCTTTTGCAGGTGGCAAAGATACCATTGCACCAGTAAATACAAATGGCTCAATAACAAGTCGTGTAAAAGCATCAGATGATACGGGTTTTTCTATTGTAGAATATGAAGGTACGGGTGCTAATGCTACATTTGGACATGGCCTATCATCTGCGCCTGATTGGGTAGTTGTTAAGAATAGAAGTTTTGCAACTAATTGGACCGTTTATCATTCTGCAAATACAGGCAGTCCCGGAACACAATACTTATCACTTAATCTTTCTGATGGAAGTAACAGTGGTGGTGGAGTTGTGTGGAACTCTACTGCTCCTTCATCAAGTGTAGTTAGCATTGGTACTGGAAATGCAGTAAATCGTTCAGGGGATAGTTTTATAGCTTATTGTTGGACGGCAACTACAGGAAAGTCAGCTTTTGGTAGCTTTACAGGAAACGGTTCATCATCAGGGCCAGCCGTTACAGGTTTGGGTTTTAAACCGGGTTATTTACTTCTTAAAAATTCTACAGATGATAATACTAATTGGATAATATTAGATAATAAACGTGATGGAGATGCAAGTGATGTAGACACCTATTTAAAGGCAGATGCAACCAGTGCTGAAGTTACAGATAATACAGATATTTTAGTTTCATTTGATAGTGACGGTTTTACACTTAAAACCGCAGGTAATGACATAAACGGAAATGGTGACACAATTCTTTATATGGCTTTTGTAGATGGACAAAGTGCTTCATTTTTCCGTGATGAATCTGGAAATAATAATAACTTAACACCTTCTGGAGTACAAAATTATGATGTAGTTCCTGACAATTCTACAAATAATTGGTGTACTCTTAATCCATTAAGCTCACTAGGAACTCAGTCAGAAGGAAATTTAAAACACGTTACGGGAGTTAGTGGGTTTGGGTCTGCTGTTGGTTCAATGGGAGTTAAATCTGGAAAGTGGTATTGGGAAGTAACTATTACTAGTTCTTGTGCGGCTGATTTCATTGGTTTGGTTGATGAAACATACGATTCATTAAATGGCAGTAGTTTTGTTGGAGGTCTTAATGGAAATAGTGGTGTGGATAGTATCGGTTATTATACCACAGCGTATAAGTATATAAATGGCTCTGGTACATTGTATGGAACAAGCTATACAACTGATGATATTATTGGCGTTGCTCTAAATTTAGATGATAATCAAGTCACATTTTATAAAAATGGTGTTTCACAGGGAGCTATTTCATATACGTTTTCTGGCAATAATATTCTTCCAGCCGCATCTGATGCGCTAGGTAACAATACTTCAACTTATACATTTAATTTTGGTCAAGATAGCTCATTTGATGGTGCAAAAACACCGCAGGGTAATACAGATGATAATGGACGAGGTGATTTTTATTTTTCTCCACCATCAGGATATTTATCTTTATGTACACAAAATTTACCTACACCTACTATTGACCCTGCAGGAGGTGATACATCAGATGAATATTTTAATACGGTGTTATATGCTGGCAACAACTCAACAAACAATATTACAGGCGTAGGATTTCAACCAAATTGGGTTTGGTTAAAAAATAGGTCAAGTAATAGTACTTCTCATCGGCTGTATGATTCTGTCAGAGGTCCACACAAAGCTCTTTTTTCAACTGCAACTAATGCTGAATTTGATGAAAGCGGTTGGGGTCTTGATTCATTTGATTCAGATGGTTTTACTCTTTTGGATGATGCGACAAATCGTTTATATTTTAACCAAACAGGACAGAGCTACGTTGCATGGAATTGGCTGGCTGGTGGTGCAACTCCATCACAAACTTATACAGTAAAAGTAGTTTCAGATAGTGGAAATAAATATAGGTTTAATGATTTTGGTACAAGCGCAGTAACTTTAGATTTACAAGAAGGTGGGACATATGTATTTGACCAATCCGATAGTAGTAATTCTGGACATCCATTAAGATTTTCTTCTACATCAGATGGAACACATGGAGGTGGTTCAGAATACACAACTGGAGTTACAACAGAAGGAACTCCGGGTTCAGCAGGAGCAAAAACAACTATTGTTGTTGCTGCTAGTGCTCCAACTCTTTATTATTATTGTTCAGTTCACTCTGGAATGGGTGGTCAGGCAAACACTAATTCTACATTTGGCTCAAGCAATTTTGATGGAACAGTACAGTCAACAGTTTCAGAAAATACAAAGGCAGGATTTAGCATAGTTACTTGGACAGGTGATGGGTCAACATCAAATACTATTGGTCATGGGTTAGGTGCAAAGCCTGATTTAGCAATTTACAAAAGACTAGACAACACAAGTGACTGGTATGCTATTTATGATGTTTTTGATGGAAGTTTTGACAGGTTAAAACTTAATGATACTAGTACATATGCTAATGCTGCTGGTTACGGCACTATGTTAGACACAAATACAATTTCAAACTTTTCTTGGCCCAGTGGTTCAAGTATACTTGCTTATTGCTTTAGAACCATTGATGGCTACAGCAAGGTTGGCACATACACGGGTAATGGTGAATTAACAAATGGGACGTTTGTTTACACAGGATTTAGGCCAGCGTGGATATTAATAAAAACAATAAATGCTGCTAGTCAAAACTGGATTATATTTGATAATAAGCGTCTTGGTTACAATGCAGGAAATAGATATTTGTTACCTAGTGCTAGTAATGCTGAAAGCACTAATAACTTTTTAAATATTTTTAGCAATGGTTTTAAACTAAAAACAAATGGCCCCGGCTTTAATGGTAATAACAACGACTATTTTTATGTAGCTTTTGCAGACCAGCCATTTAAATATGCTAATGCACGTTAGGAGATAATAACAATGCCTTGGAAACATAATGGAAAAATAATTAAATTAGGTAAAGCATGGACTGATGTAAATGGATATCAACATCCAGCTAATTGGGGTTCTTGGTCTGCAAAACAAAAATCAGATAAAAATTTAATATGGGAAGAAGACCCTACTCCTTATAACAATAAATTTTATTGGGGTAGAGATTCAGATAATAATCTTATTCCAAAAAATTTAGATGATGTAATTAATCTTGACCCAGATACTTCTGTAACTGTTACAGATAACTTAGGATTTCCTGTGTATACATATGGTTTAAAAACACAATTTAAAAATCAAACAAATGAAACTGCAAACATGATACTTCAACCTACTGATTGGATGATAATTGCAAACACAGAACGTAGTCGTACAATATCTACGAGTGTTACAAATTATCGTGCAGCCGTTGTTTCTTGTGCTACACAAATTAAAAATACAATTGATGCTTGTACCTCTATAGGAGAAATTGAAAATTTATTTGTAGCAACAACAGTTTCAACCGCACCTATAAATAAATGGCCTACAATATTACATAAGGTGTAATTATGGAAATAAGTGCAATGTTGTTTTGGAATATAATTTTAACAATGGTTATTGCTCCTGCATTTTGGGCATTTAGACAAATGTTTGCAGAAGTAAAACGTATACAAATTCTTCTTAATAGAACAAGAGAAGAGTATGCAACAAGAATGGAACTACGAGATGATATGCAACAAGTAATGGCTGCACTTCATAGAGTAGAAGATAAACTAGACAATCTGTTGTCTAAAAAGTAATTTTATTATATAATTAACATAATGTAAAATATTAAGGAAACAACATGGCATCTTCATATACAAGTAGAATACGTCTTGAACAACAAGGTGATGGAGAAAATCCAAACTCTTGGGGTGCAATTCTTAATCAAAACGTCATTAGCTTAGTTGATGACGCTATTGGTGCTTATACAACAATAGGTACTTCAGGCTCACAACTTGTTAATGATACCACTCTTACAACAAATGATGGTGCTGTAGACCAAGCACGTTCTGCAATGCTTGAACTTCAAGGTTTTGTAGTTAGTGCGTCTGCAGCTAATATTGTTCTTCCTGCTCAATCTAAATTTTATTTTGTACGTAATAAAGTAGTACAATCTTCTGCAACAGGTACACTTCGTATTATTAATGCAGGAGCAACTGCAACTGGTTTAACAGTTAATACATCTGTATCAGGAACACCTGCAGGTAACTTTGTTGCTTTTTCTGATGGTGTTAATGTATATGGTATTAACTCAAGAGGATTGTCTTTTGGTGCAGCAGCAGAAAAAGATGTTCTTACAAGTATTGGTGAAATTGAAACTACAACAGTAGACCCAACAACTTCTGTAACATCTACAGATAATACACGTTTTATATCAAATGGTAGTACAGTTAATCCATTACTTATGGCATTATCTTCTACTGATGATAGATATGCAAATGTAAGTTCTGGATATACAAATACATTTGGTTCTTATAATGAATTTAATAGTAGAATTAAAGTTAGTGCAGGTCATGCATTTTCTCCACTTGTAACTGTTGCAGTATCAGATACAAGTATATTTGCAATAAATTTAGAAACAGGAAATAATTTTATATTTCAGGTTAGTGCAGATAGTACATTAAGACAGCCAGATAATATTAATGTAGGACAACAAGGTATTATTTATGCTATTCAAGATGCAACGTCTGGAGGTAAAACATTATCTTTTGCTAGTGATTTTAAATTTAATAATGGAACAGTTCCAACATTTACAACTTCAATTAGTTCTGTAGACTTGTTAGCTTATTCTGTACGTAATGTTGCAGTATCTGCAAGTGTTACAACTGCAGTAATTGATATGGTAGCAATTCAAAACATGAAGAGGTAAGGTATGGCTTCTAGTCAAGGAAGGCTTACTAATTTAAAATTTATACCGGGTTTTCATAGAGAGTCAACACAATACTCAGAGACAGGCAAATGGTTTGATGGAAACAGAGTACGTTTTAGAGATGGTAAACCAGAAAATATGCGAGGTTATACTAAAGCTGTAACAGAAAGTTACACTGGTATTGCTCGTGACCTTCTTACATGGTCTGATAATGATACCAAAAAATTTATGGCATTTGGTACAGAAAAATATTTATATGCTGTACAATCTTCTGAACTTTATGATGTAACACCTTTTGTTTCTTCTGTAACATTAACTAGTGTTATGAACACACAAATAAATTCACCTCTTGTTAGTATTAGTATTACTAATCATGGGGTGTCTGTAAATGATAGAATTTTTATTACCTCTGCTACCTCTATTGGTAACAGTGGTATTCTTTTATCTGGTGAGTTTTCTGTTGTTGCAGTAGATAGTTTAAATACATTTACAATATCTGCAACAACTTCTGCGGCAGCTACTTATACAGATGGTGGCACTGCAGATTTAAAGTTTATTCTTCCTAATGAAAATACTATTCCTGTTCAAGGCACGGGTTATGGTGCAGGTGTATATAATGCAGGTACAAGTACAACAGGAGCAAGAGCATGGAATAGGCCTGCTGCTGCTGGTGCAATTACATTTCTTAATGCTCAATGGACATTAGATAATTGGGGAGAAGATTTACTTGCTTGTCGTAGAGGTGGTAGAATCTTTGACCTTGATATAGATGCATCTATTACACCAGAAAGAGCAGTAGTTATTTCTGCATCACCTACAGTAACAAATTATATTAAAGTGTCTCCTAATGATAGACATCTTATTGCATTTGGCTCAACAGAATTTGGAACAGGTAATTTTAATCCTATGCTTGTTCGTTGGTCTGACCAAGAAAATTATGATAATTGGACACCTTCTATTTCTAGCACTGCAGGTGAAGTAGTTCTTACTGGTGGTACAGAAATTATGGGAGCTGTTCGTTCTCGTAATGGTATACATATTTGGACAGACGATGCAATGTTTGTTCAGTCTTTTGTAGGTCCACCTTTTATATTTAACTTTCAAAATGTAGGTACTAACTGTGGATTAATTGGACCTCATGCAGCAGTAGATGTAGATGGTATATCTTATTGGATGGGTAATAATAATTTCTATGCATTTGATGGACGTGTAAGAGAACTAGACTGTACTGTTCGTAGATTTTTATTTGATAGTTTTAATATGGTAAATAAAGATAAAGTATATGCAGGAGTAAACTCTGAGTTTAGAGAAGTTATATGGTTATATCCTTCAGAAAATTCTATAGAACCTGATTCATATATAATATATAATACTTTTGAAGACCATTGGATATTTGGTACATCTTTTTATAGTACATTTGCTGACCGTAATGTATTTGATAATACTATTGCAACAGGACGTGTATCAGCAACTGCAGATAGATTTGTATATAATAATGAACCAGATGATATTTATACAGGAGATGGTGTAACATTGTCATCCTTTATTGAATCTGGTTCTTTTGATATTGAAGATGGAGATAAAATATTATTTGTAGATAGAATTATACCTGATTATAAATTTACAAATAATGCTAATATAAAATTTTCTATTGATTTTAAAGAATATCCAAATGGTAATACAATTACAAAAGGACCATTTACAATTAATAATGCTACTAATAAAATAGATTTACGGGGTAGGGGAAGACAAGCAGAAGTTAGAGTGTCTGCTAATACAGATGGTTCATGGCGTTGGGGTAAAGTACGTGCTAATATACAAGCAGATGGTGAACGGTAATGGCTAACTATCCTAAGTTACCTAACTATGCTATGGCAAAAAGTATGGATGCACAAGAAGTATATACAGAGTTACAAAGATATACTGACACATTAACTTTTGAACTTGATGTTAGAGATGAAGAAGTAAATGCAAAACCTGCAACAAAAGTATTTAGTGTAGTTACAGTAACAGAAATAGGTAGACCTAATCCCGGTGATATTGCTTTTTCATTGGGCGAAGAAAAGTTTAAAGGATATGTAAGCAGTACAGGATGGGTGAATTTAAATTGATGAACAAACAAGAATACTTTAATTTAATTAATAATAGTACATTTATTAGTAATGTAAATAGTGGAACTACTGTAACCACTGACTATTTTGGTACAAAAACGGTACAAGGTATGGCATATAA